CTTTTACATAAACTGTTTGACCGTTTAGGCCAAGGCTCGTTAAGAATGTTATTTTATTCAATCCATAGTCAATTGAAAAATCCCTGACATCTGCCCCGTCATCCGGCAAATAGGTCTGCCTCCGCACAATCGCATACACGTTGTTCGCGTCTGTGGGCAAAAAAAAAGTAGACGTTGGGATGGTCACGGCATTGGAAGCAATAACCGCCTCATACGTTTTCCATCGCTTCCTGAAGGCGTAGGCATTTTGCCTTATCACCAAGTAACTATCCTCTGGGAACCAATACTGTGCCGCCGTAGATGTTACACTCAAAGAAACATCCCCGCTCAATGGCTCCGCTGCAATCTCAAATTCCTGGAATTGCCCGGTAAACGGGTTTACCAGCCTTACAAAGTCCCCGGCCAAAAATTCATTGCCAGCACTCGCTGTCTTGATCGGTATCGACGTAACCGTGTCGCCTTCGCTTATTTCCCCGTTCAGTTGGTTGTACGAAACCGGGGCCAATACAGCCGGTGCTGGGTTTATGTTAAATCCTGGCAGGTTGTTTGTTAGCCCGTTTGGGTTGTTTGGGTCGGTAGTCGGGGGGTATGTGGGGCCGTTAGGAATTACCTTCTTTTTTATGGGCGTAGAGGACACCCCGGTAGTGCCGTAGTTCAGCTCTACCCAAGACCCATTCATTACATCGTCTGTAATATCCCATTCAACACGCGAAAACATCCATTTGTATCCATCCGACGTTTGAACAAGTCGGTGAATCCGGAACACCCCGTACAGACTTCCGTTCATGCGCTTACGGGCGCTTTCCTGTGCGTTCAAGATATTCCGGGCTAATAAGTCGCCAAGATAATCATCTCTTGTTTCGACCCCTTGCCCCCAAAATTGAGCAGGCTGCCATGTCCCGCCCGCCCAGCGAAATGCCCGGCCTGCGCTATTTGGAAGCGTCTCAGAGCCTATTCTAACCGTTGTTTTATACACCTCGGTTGCCTCTGCCGGATTAGTAGCCGTGTAAAGCACTTGATCCTCTGACACTAACGGGGTCCCTTCATCAAATACCTCTAAAACAAGGTTTGAGGCGCTCCATGTAATGTCAAACCCAGAGACTTGCGTTCCGTTCCATTTATATATAAATCCCTCAGAGAAGAAAAACTGATTCACATCCCCGTCTGCTGGCAATGCCGGAGTTAAAATGTCGAAACTAACCTGGCCATTTGCCGTACTACCAAGAGGCGGTGCGGTCCCAATTATATTAGGCAGGTAAACCCGGTTTGTATTACTGGTAGACCATTCGGGCTGCTTTAAGTTCGCTGTAAAGTTGGTCAGGGTGTATTCCCGCTTCAGGTAGTTTGCGCCTATGTTAAGCCGAATATTTGGGATGAAAAAAAGAATATCGTTCAGCCCACCAGTATATCCGATGTTTTCAATGCCAAAAAAGATCGTGCCGCGCAGCCTTATTATGGTGGTTGCACTGTTAGATGATATTTTTTGATTGAAGTTTATTGTATCAAACCCATCTGTCAGATTAAACCCATTCAGGAAGTTACGGCGCAGCTTCACATCATACGTTACCTCCGCTTTTTTCAGGATAGGCAAGTAGTCGTAATTGATTAGCGTCAGTTTCGCCCCGGTCCCGGTCTGGTTTATTACATTGGCGTTTGAGTTTGTCGCACTTGACAAAAACGCCCCGGTCGTGTCATAATTCCGGGTGTAGTATGGGCTTGCAGTTCTGTACGGGATTTGGTCAATCCGGTACATTCCTTCGCTTTGGTATATACGCAAATTGAAAGATCGCAATATATGGGAAAGAACATCGTAAGCGCTTAACACGTCTTCATCAATGCCACCCTCATTTTGGTAGTTGTAAAACGCTGCATGGTCTACACCGCCCTGATAAAGCGCATCATCATCAGCCCCGGAAGCCATTGATACAGACCACCAATCAACCGCCGTTTGTATCAGGGCATCAGAGCCGGTCCAGAACGTTGAAACGTGGGGCATTTTACCGAGCGCCTTGGCAATATGCTGGGTAAAGCGCTCAATGCCCGTATAAATAGCTGTCCCGTCGTGATACGGCTTATCTTTTAATGAACCCAGGCCGCAAACGGCGCTGAGTTTGAATGTAAACGGGTCTATATCCTCTTCGCCGGATTGATCCGCTTTGAGGATTCCACGCCAAACAAGTGCTGGAATATTGTCTTTTGTGATTTCAACCAGAAAGCGAGAATCTTCGCCATAGGCAAAATCCTCAATGAATTGGGTAAGGGTTGTGTCAGTAGCCGGGATGTTTATTTCAATGGTCGCCCGGCTTCCAACGATTGGCGCGTGTATATCCTCTGGCTTGTCAGATTCCCATAAGATTTTGCAACCCATAATAATCACAGATGTAACCGACCCGGAATAGTCCGCATCGTATATATCCACCGTAAACTCGTTTTCGTGTGGATTTTTAAATGTCCCTGTGATCCTTTTACCCACTTATCTAAATCGCTTTTGTTTTGCTTGTTCCCGTTCAAATACAAGTACCAGGTCTGTTCCTTTGACTCGGAACTCTCCAAATATTTCAACGGCGCTGCCTCCTTTCATCATGCTGTATGTTTGCCCCGCGCTAAACACCTGCGAGTGCTTGGGCAGGTTTACAAGCTCCGGGCCACGTTCACCAACCAGGGAAAGGCCGCCTGGTGCGTCGCGTGTGCCGGATGCGAAAGCCTTAATGCCTATCTTTCCAATCAGGTTGGTAAAAAGGGCCGCTGCAATGCCGCCAGCCGCCGCGCCTGCTGCCAGGTTAAACGGGAACGGCACAGAGGACAGCGCCTTTGCTACCGCCGCCGCAACGCCTTGCTGGATATAGGCCCGAATAATTTTAGCTGCCGCGCCTGCCGCCGCCTTGCCAAGCTGGGCAAATGAGGTGGCTCCCTCTGCTGCTGCTTGTGAAATGGCTTCGCCCATTCCAAGGAACACGTTTTGCATAACGCTCCCCTGAGACGTGACTATTTCGCTAATTTGCGAAAACGCATCGCCAAACCGTAGCACTCCATCTTGTAGCCCGGTCGTTAGTTCTGATATTTTAGCCGCGACTTCCTCCGCTGAGGTCAGCGCCCGTTCGGTTGTTGGGATAGGCGCGTTTGGGAGTCCTGGACTGGCAGATTGGCTTTGTACATTTGTAGGAATAGGGAGGCTTGCAATATTTGTAGTATCTACACTAGACGGCCTTGCCGTCAGCGCGTCCCACTCTCGCTTTAAGTTCTGGATCTCTTTTGAAGCCGGTTTAAATCCAGCCTCAACCAATTTTTCAATGCCTTTTCTTAGCGCGTCAACCCTTGCAACGTCGGCATCTTCTCCAAATAACTTCGCCTTAGCTGCATCTGATTCAATGTCAGCCAAAACATCTGCATAAACTTTTGCCTTGCCGGTCAGCTTTTCAACACTTCCGGTAAACTTGCTTGTTGTGGCGTTTAATTTGCCTGTTGATGCGTCTGCAATAGTCTGCTGAACAACAACACCTGCCAGCGCTGTGCGTTCTGCCTCCAGGGCTTTTGTTTGCTCTACAATGTTCCCACCAAGCGTTTTGGCTTGGTTTGCTGCAAATTGTCCTGCATTACCAAATGATGCAATAGCGTTCCCAACTGTCTGTAAAAGGGTGGGATCGGCTGTCTTATTGAGATTAAGCAGTTCTTTTTCAATCTCAACTAACCTATCCTTTGCCGCTGTCACACGGGCTACCCGGATAAGTTCTTCGCTATATTTTGCCGTTGCAGCGGTAATAGCCTCAATATCCCCCTTTCCCGCTTTAATCGCTCCAAAATATTCGGGGCTGATTCGCTTCAGTTCGTTTAGGATATTGCGTTTTTGGTCAAGGGTCACGCCCTCCGCTTTGTAGGCTGCAACCAGATTTTCAACCTGTTGCTTTTGCCCAGCCACATTGGCCGCTGCCGTTTTTTGTATGTCTTCTAAAGACCGTTGAACACGCTCTGTATCAGATAGCTTGCCCGCATATTCATCATAAGCAGCGATTGCCAATCCAATGGCGGCAACAAGCGCACCGATGACCGTCACCTTCATGGCTGTATTCAAGGCCATAAAAGCCCGTCCTGCATTTACAGCCCCGGCAGCCACAGCCTTTAAAAAGCTAACCATGCTATTAAATCCACCCGCAAGAAGTGATGCAAGCTGGCTTAAGTTGCCCCAGATTCGCACCAGAGGCCCGGCAGCAGCAAGAATAGCCGCAAAAGTCAAAACTACATTCTGGCTTGTGTCTGAAAGACTGGAAAACCAATTCGCAAGCCTAAGCACTGCCGTTGTAACCCGCTCAATCGTTCCGGTTATATCAAACGCTTCATTGAGCGCAAACCCCAGCTTTGCAGCAGATTGCTTCAGTGCGTCAACCGCGTTTCCAATACTGTTTTTTATACCGCCTTCAACCCTAGGTAGTTCTTTTGCGGCCTCTGTAATTCGCATCACAAACTCTTTGCCGCTCACACCCATTGCCCGGATATTCTCTACACTCTGAGTGCCAAACGCCTTTTGCATCATCTGCGCAAGGCCGGGCATATTTTCAGACAAAATAGAAACGTCCTCTTGCAGCACACGGCCCTTGCTTATCATTTGGGCAAACTGCCGGGTCACACTGTCAAGCTCCTGCGCGCTACCACCCGTTGCAGCAATGGCATTACCCATCTGCACCAGGACTTCACGCGCTTCTTCAGCAGCAAGGCCAACACCTTGCAATCGTACGGAGCCACGCACAGCCTGCTCTACCCCAAGCCCGGGGTTTTTGGCCGCTTCAGTAAGCAATCCAAGTTCTTTGGCGGCAGCCTCCGACGATCCTAATTGGGACTTAAGGGCAAGGGTCAAACTTTCAATATCCCCAGCCGCCGAAATAGCTGCCGTACCCAATAAGCCAAGCGGGGCAGATAGCGACGTAGTTAGGTCGCCACCAATCCGGGCAAAGTTGTTGCCGCTCCTACGCAGTTCGCGCTCGGCATTACGCAACCCCTTCTGAAGTTCCGCAATCCTTACCCCGATCTCTACGTTTAGCTTTGCAACACTCATTTAATTGTTAGATGGGAATTTAAAGTTTTTAATCCGCTCAAATGCTTCCGGGTCAACCGGCGAGAATTTAACCTCTCGTTCTTTTTCCCAGGGGAATGAACCGAATGAGGATATTTTCAGGGGCTTTGTAGAGTGGATCATGGAAGCGTACCACCCAGAAAGCCGGGCGCGTTCGTAATCAGCCCGGATTTGCCCCTCGACGGCATTGAAAAAATAGCGTGGTTCTGCAAAATCAAAATCTCTTTGTGTCCACCCCATTTTTCCGGCCTGCACCTCTAGTTCGTCCCAGTCCCAGTCGTCTGGGCCTCCCCCGGCTGATCGTCGCCCTCCCCGGCTTTAGGCTTTGGAAGTGAATCAACCAAGCGCTCCATGAAAGCAGTGACACCACCCGGATATTCATCAATCCAGATAGCCACTTTCATTTCGTCAGTAAAGTCTTCAGAGGGGGTTTCGCCTGCGGCAATTTCACCCACACGCAAAGCGCAATAGGTAATGTCGCTAATCACATCGGTTTCGCCACTTCCAAGCTCCTGCAAGAACTCAGACATTTTTTTGCCTGTCCTTTGCTTGTAGAGCTTGAAAGCAGCGTTTCCGTATAAGATCGGGCGGTTTTTACCGCCTAGTTGAATGTAGTCTACCATGTTTCAGCTTCAATGTTTCCTTTGTTTGAATTACAGCGTAAACTTCACCAGTGCGCCTGTGCCTTGGAAGGAGTAAGCGCCGGTAACGTTTTCGTTTTGGCCGGGGCTGGACATAGACCATTCGGTAACTACGGCAGTGCCGGACCAGTGAACGTCCCCAGTCACCCCGGTTCCGTAAACCAATGATGCAAGGGTTTGCCCAACCGCAATGTCGTAAATATCCTCATGAGGAGTAGCGGCATCGTAAGCGAAAAGAAGGTCGCCGGACATTGTCCAGTTTGTTTGTCCGTACAAAAACTCTTCCCATTGGCCGGAGTCTTTGCAGGTCGTTTGGCGTGTACCGTTGGTCACGCTCAGATCAGCATTAGTTTGGCAGGTGATGAACGAGCCGCCAATTTTGATCTTCATTAACTTGGAGTTTACAACACCTGTCGTTGCCATAATGCTTTATTTTTTTGTGTTTGTTTTTTGTTTTTCAATTTCAGCAATAGCGTCTTTAATTGCGCTTTTCGGCGTATTATCAACTTTTATTGCCGCCTCAAATCCAGCCGGTGGCACACATCCAGGAATACCGTAGGCTTTTTTCCGCGCCATCGTTCCATCAGGAACAGCGGCTCCCTCCCCAGATTCAATCAGGGCCAGCGCTTCAGGCTCGAATAGATCAACCACGCAGCCTGCCGGAAATGTTTTATCGCCTATTTTTTTAGGCACGTTTAATCCTACTTTCATGCTACCCTGTTTTGCTGTTCAAATTGCCTTCCAAGGCGTTCAAACTCTTTGGTCATTATTGTAAGCACCCGGCCTTTGCTGGCTTGCCATGAGGCCATAAACCAGCCCTGTGCGCGTTGTTGCTTAGTGCCTTTTTCTGTGAAGTGCATGTAGTAACCATCTGCCCGTCTGCCGTTAAATCTTCCCGTAGCAGTCCGGGCTAACTTAGCACCTACAAACACCTTTGATTTTGCTTGCCTGAATTTCAGGACATTGATAGACCGCCCCAGGTTTCCGGATGTGTAGCTGGCTACTTTTACCCCCATGCCTTTAGGCGCTCTTAGTTTTTTGGTCAGTTTAGGTGTGCTGTATCGGTAGTGTTCTTTTTTGCTCTTTGGGGCTGCCGCCTCTGCTGCTGCGCTGAAATAAGCGCCGCCAAGGGCCGCAACACGCTGCCGGTTTTCGTAATACATTTTTCCGCACTTCATCAGCATGGCAACTGCATCGTTTATTTCACGTTCCAAATCTGTCATGGCAGCATCATAATTTTGATTATACCACCGGGGCATGTGTTATGCTGATCGGAGGTTTTGTAAGGATCGCCAAATTCAAGCCCGGCATCTTTCGCTTCCTCGTCACTGTCGTAAACCGGGAATGAATTAAACCACTCTTTAGCTCGGCGTTGAAACGTTGTCATGTTTGTATCCTTACTTGCTTTGGTATTCCACCTGGGGCAGCCACATGATTGTCTGCCGTCAGGTACACATCTTCAAATTCAAGCCCATCCGCTACCGCGCTTTCGTCGCTATCGTACACAGGAAGCAGGGCAAACCATGCTTTACTCGCTGATACATAGGGCGTTCCAAATGGCAGGGGCGGCACATCTCGCTTTAGGCGAACGTCATACATTGTCTCACGGACGAACAAGGCGTTTTCAGCATCAAAAGCATCCTTGTAATTCAGGAAACGGATGTCGCTGAAATAATGAACTGCACTATCTGAGGTTGTTACCCCACCTGAAAACCCATCTATACACGCCCGGACTGAATCTGCTATCTGCTGCGCTGCATCGTATGTTTTGGCAAAGGCCATACACACAACCTGCACATTATCCACACTACTTGTGTTCGTTTTCGTGTCGTTCGGTCGCAAGTCCGCAAGCATCAGCACAATGGCAGGGTAAGTATTGGCGGCTGGCAGAATCGTGGGGTAAACCGCTGTCGGGTTTGCCAACATGGCCACGGTAGTAGCATCGTCCAGTATAATTTGTCTGATTGCGCCTACTGCGTTCATGTTTCATTGTCGCGTTTTTCTGCCTCCACAATCACAAACCGATTGCGGCCTAATTTACTAATGCTCAAAATGTCATATTCGTCCCCATCGTATACAATCCGCATTGTCTCATTCAGTGTCGCCCAAAAATCCCGAAACGTAAACTTGGTAATCCGGTAAGCAACTATTTGCTGTTCCTCTCCCCGGTCACCCTTGTCGCTTCTTGCCTGTTCTTCAACCAACGCCCAAACATCCTGAGCCAAAAAGGAAGGTGTTTCCACCACGCCCCCGGTGGCATCAGTAGTCCGGGTAAACTGCCGGATGCTAATCAGCTCGTCCATTGCGCCCACGTCAGTGAGCTGTTTTGAAAGTTTGCCCATTTATAGCATCCTGTTGGACATAAAAAGCGCATCCGCGCTCCTTTGTCGGTATGCGTTACCACCGCCAAGCGGTATGTCTTCCCGGTTTTCATAATGAAAAGCGATTTTTTGAAGCATCCCCTGAATGATATTTTGCGGTATCAGGTCTGCGCTGGAATATCCAGCCACATACACAACCTTCCAGGCATTCGGGGTTTGCAGATCGTAAGCCGGTATAGATGCCGTACTTTTCGCCACAATGCGACAAGGCTCTGTAACCGTGTCTGTATTGTAGTTGCTACTGTTCCACGGCACATAAGACCCACCGGATAAGTACGATACAGAGGTTACGCTCTGGATCGGAGCTGCAGACAAATCAAATATTCCGCAAAGGGGATAGCAATCAAAATACTCTTCAATGGTCTGGGTTAATAGCGCCCGGCCTGTCTTGTTCTCAGCAACCGCCACGGCCGATTTTATCAGGTTTTCAACAATAGTATCCTCTGCCGTAACCGAAGAGGGTATCTTCAGCCACGTTTTGACGTATGCCGTCGTAAACGGCAGCGTTGATGCAGGGGTGACTACCTTGTAAGCCATCGGCTTTGTGTGTGGATTGCTTTTTCACGTTCGAAAGCGCGGGGGACAGTAACCAAAAGCTCAGCAGTTCCGGCAATAATCATTGCCATAGCCTCGTTTTCTGGCAAATCATATTCCTTGCCTGCCTCAAATCTGCCTTTAGTTACTGTCGCCCTTACTTTCATGTTGTTTATGCCGTCTTAAGGCTCTTAATTGCGTTCTGATTCAACAGGTTGCCATCCAGGGACATCCAACCCATAAAGCCAGCGGTACGGTTAACCCAGTACACGCTGTCGTTCCGGTCGATGGTCACACCTCCGATACGACGAATAACATATTTTGAGAAGTCACCAAAGTAGATGTACTTTGTATTTGTGACAGGAGCGCTGGAAATACTTGGAAGGTCGTTGTTGATGAACACCGGATAACCCATAAGCATATCAGGTTCGCCGGCAATTACACGGTCTGCAAACAGGTGCGTGGTATTGGTGGTGAAGTCCAGTTTGCGCAGGTACGCCAGCGTGGTGCGGTGCATCATGAAGCCAACTTTTGCGCCAGTGGAGTAGTATTTATCCACAGAGTAAAGCAGGTCAACAAGTTCGCTTGGTGTGATAGCAGTGGCAAGTGCAGTGGTTTTGCCCACCGTAGTAGATGCTACGGTAAGACCGTATGGCATCCCGGTACCGGTGCCGTTTGTCAGGACACTGTTTGCCTTGCGGCTCAAACGACCTGCAAGCTGTTCGGCAAGAACCGTTTGGAGCAGGGCCACGCGTTCGTCACGGATAAGTTCTTTGGCGATTTTCACGATGTTTGAGTCAATCGTGTAGTCGTTGAAAAGAACGTTTCCAAAGGTGATGTCGGACACCGTTGCTGCCGTACCTTGACCGCTGATTGTACCGCTTACGCTGGTATCGTCGGCAGTAGGCCAAGGCAAAGTTCCGCCCATTGTATCGTCGTAGATTTGGCAGTTCTCCATCATGCCGCCGGACCAAAGGCCCATCGCTTCGAGTTGATTGGAGAAAGACTGTGGAACCAGGTAACCACCAAGGGAATTTGTAGTAGTGATCTGGGTGTTTGTACCGCGCGTTTCCAACACTCGCATTTCATCTGGGGAAAGCGTAGCATTTTGAGCGCGGGTCAGCCAGCGACCATAGACTGCCTCATAAGACATGCGCTTTTCGCTGTGTTCGCCAGCGTCATGTTTGTCACGCAGCAGCTTTTCGTCAACCTGCTCTGCTTCGATCATTTTTTTCAAGCGCATTTCGTGCTTTTCAGCCTCCAAAATTCGCTCTTCAAAGGAGTCGAGATCATCGGCGCATTTGCGGAAAGCAGCCTCATCGGTTGAATCGGCGAACCGGCCGTCTGCACCACGTTTTTCAGCGAGCGTCTTGTACTGCTTAAATGTAGCCGCCTGTTGCTCTTTCAGTTGCAAACTTGTCATTGTGTTTATTTGTTTGAGTAGTTATCGCCGAAACCCTTTTGAGGCTTCGCTTTTGTGTTTAATTGTCATTGAACCGCTTAGAAAGCATTTTGAGGCGCATTTCATGCACATCACATTCTTTATCCAGTTCCTTTTGGATGGTGTCGGTTTCCGGGGCTGCCTCATTTTTCTCATGCTCAATTACAGAGTTAGCCGCCCGGTTTTCGCTGCCGTTCAGCGTCTTTGCCGCGTCCAGGTGTCTGTCAAGCAGTGTTATCATTGCTTGCTTTGCCGTAGTGCATGCAGTAATCAAATCGTTAAAAATGGCCGATTCTTGCAGGTTCGCCCCAGAATATCGCTTGTATTGGTCAATGCGACTATTCAGCGACGCCACCGATTCATTGGTAGTGGTTGAAGCCCATGTAAGCGTGTCAATCATCCACGCCAAATCCCATTTATCAGCAGGTTCGCCCGGCTGTACACCCGGTGTCACTTCGCCGTCAATCGGAGCCTCTTCCATATCTTCGTCCCGGACTTCCATTCC